ACTTGGTCGGGAACAGGTGCAGCTGCTTTACCAGCCCATTTATGAGAAGATCCAGGATGCTAACCTGCCAAGGGTATTAGATGCNAAATGGGCGCTTACCGGNACGGTNGTNTTNACNGAACACATNGAAGGCGAAGAGGTTAAGTTTGGCCGTTTGCAGGCTGAGCAGGGGCCTATTGCTAGAATCCTTACTTATGCTGCCGGATTTGAGTACACCAAGGAGATGAAGGACTTCAACGAGGCCTTCTCCGTAGAAATTCTGAACCGGGGTATTGGTGAAGCCTATAATGCGTTGCTGAACCATATTCACTTATATCCGATACTGAGCTTTAGTTATCAGCCTGCAAACCAGACGGCTTACCAGGGTGAAACAACAGATCCGACCTGGGTGAGGGTGTATAAGACTCTGGTCAAAGCCGTTGCCGATGCTGCTACAGCGAAAAGGCCGGGAACAGTCCTCTTGGCTTCGAGCGCTGACCAACACCTGATTGAGATGGCGCTAAAGGGTGGCCATCAGATTGAGGGAACTGTATATCCGGCAGTAACTGGTATCCAGTCTGTGATTTACTACGATGGTTGGGAGACGGTAGTTGGCAAGAAGAGTTATTCTTACAAAGGCGTAACCCCGGGCAAAGCTTACTTAATTCGCCCGAAACGTGGTTTCAAAGAGCTTGTTAAGCAGGATCTGCGGGTTGAAGCTACTTCTGGTGACCTTTCTCGCTTAGTAGAAAGCCAGATCGTGGCATATGCTTACCGGGGTGTGTATGCCGCAATAGAAGAAAATGTTCAGGAAATTACCCTGGCCTAAGGCGGTGAGGTAAATGGCACGTTGTATGGATTGCACCCGGTTTCCGTGGAAGCCGGACGCTGACTTCTCTATGTTACCGCCCGTACATTGTGCGAAAGAATTGGGCCCCAGGCGATGGACGAGAGAAACCGCAACACTTGAACATAACTGCATGTATTATGATGGGCCAGAGGCGGTGAAAGAGAATGACGCCGACTCCAGAACTGAGGATAAAGCTGAGGAAGCTACTGGACGAAAGAATTCCAGAAAACAGAAGTGATGCGGATACCCGCTTTTCAGATGCGGATATAGACGAATTGTTAATTGACGCAACAAACATATACGAAGCTGCTGCAGCCGGGTGGACACTCAAAGCCGGGATGTTTCAGCGAGAGCTGGGGCAGATAGAAAGCTATGCTGTGGGTCAGGAACGGTACGATATGCGAAAGCTTCAAGATATGGTGAACTATGCCTTGAAGATGGCCGAGACCTATAGTCGCATGGCCACTAGCGGCATGGGAAGTGTAATACTGAGAATCCAGCCACCGGAGGTGTTGTGACATGGACTTAGTGGCGCTCCGGCGGCAACATACCAAATGGGCTATTCAGCAGAACCCAACGACAATTACTATTCGTCGCACAGAGAGAATTGATATGGGTGGTTACTTCGAGGAAGTAGAAAGCGAAGTAGGCTCCTTTGTTGTGCGGATTTATCAATATGGAACATGGGTACCGCAGGAAGTAAGCACTTTGGCTGGCACTAAGCAGGTGGACCGAACATGGGGGATGTTGATGGACTATGAGGCGGATGTCAAGGCAGGTTCCAACGTGTTAGACGAATTTGAAGCGCCGGGTCTAGGAAAATTTCATGTGCTAGAAGTATACCCGCAGAAAGTGAAAGGCGAAATTGTGGGCTACCAGGTGACTTTGGAGAAGGTGAGCTAGATGGCATTAGGTGACCAAACAAGAGAATACCTCGAACGGAAGAAGGCTAGACTTTACGCCTTACTTTTGGACTGGGCTGGAAATTTAGAAGGCTATGCTAAATTAAACGCTCCATGGAAGGACAGGACAAGTCATGCAAGACAGAGTTTACATGGCGGTGTTGATACTGACGGCGACCAGTTTGTCCTTTACTTGTCGCATGGCGTGGAATACGGGATTTGGTTGGAACTAGCTCACGGAGGAAACTACGCTATTGTAAGGCCTACGGTAGACGCTCACCATTCTCGTATCAAGAAAACTGTAAAAGATTATTGGAGTGGTTAGAATGAGGAAAGCGATACGTCAACTGCTTGTAAACAATATACCAGAAATCCAAGGTAGAGTATACGAACCGCACGCCGCAGGCCTGAACACTCCAAAACCTTATCTAGTGCTTAGAGAAGGTGTACAAGACCCGGAAGCGGACTGGGCAGGTTTCTCAACTGTAATCGAGGTGTGGCCCTATGTCAAGCGAACCACTTTCCAGCAGGTGGATAGCTTAGCTAATGCTGTTATAAATACTCTACACAGGGCAAGGTTCTCTCATTCTGGGGAAGAATACCTGGTGGACTACATGGGCAGTGCCGGGCAGGACTTTGTGGACGAGGAATGGGATGCCATCACCCGAGGCCTACGCTTCAGGGTATTTGCCTTAGGCTGGTTGAATGGGTTGACTTACGACCCGGATCCAGTGGCCGCATTGCAGAACTGGACAAAGAAAACTTGGCCAGAAGTGCAAACGAATCCAGCGACATGGACGCCGGCAGATATAACACCGGGAATCTATTGGCGTATGGTACGATTGACGCCGACGGAAATCACAGCTGTAGTAAACTGGATGGAGGTTCAGATTAACGGGCACATTCTGGCCCCCAGTGCAGCAATCCGGTTGAGCTGGGTGCGGAAAGTTACGGAAGGGTTAGCAAAACAGCGCAGGCTAAAGATGCCCGATGATGGACCATTAGAACTACTGCGCGTTACCGCCGACAGCGAAGCCGACCCAATGCGCCGCGGTCAGATACAGCTTACTGCGAGATTTGGTGTGCTGCAGCCGCAGGCGCAGTATGAAGTATTGCGGGGGGCGGCTGCAAGCGGTGATATTAACATGGAGGTGAAAACCGATGGGTAAAAAGGGACCGGATAAAACTACAACGATAGAAGAGCCAGCGTATAGCCGCAGCGAGCTCGAAACGGATAAAACTACAACGATGGAAGAACCAGTGTATGGCCGCAGCGAGCTCATTGCATCGGCTTCTTCTTTTGGGGTGAAGCCGGAAGTAATGGCCGGCGCTTTGAAGCTGGCCGGTAAAGATACGATGACCAAGGCTGAAGCTAAAAAGGCAATCAAAGACTTTTTGGAAAGGAAGGTGTAGTGTAAAATGGCTGGATCTGTATTTCAAGTGGGCGAACAAAAAGTGCGCCCGGGTGTTTATGTTCGGGTAACTAACATTGGTGAGCCAGCGGAGGCCATTGTGCCGCAGGGGGTTGTGGCTGCTTTGTTCCGGGCTTCCTGGGGACCGCTGGGACAAGTGACTTATCTTGAAAGTGCGGATGCAGTTATTGCTACTTTTGGTTCTGCTGGTACAATTGATGTAGCACTTGAAGCTTTCCGTGGTGGTTGCCGTAGAGTGGTTGGATATCGCTTAGGTAGTGGTGGGGCGAAGGCCTCAATTACCCTTAAAGACACCGCTACTACCCCAGCAGACGTGGTGACTATCACAGCAAAATGCGAGGGCGTGCGCGGCAACGACTTCAAGGTAACCTTGAGGGATTCTCTCACTGATACAACCAAGCGTGAACTCTTGCTCTACGAGGGGGCGACGCTGTTACAAACAATTACTTTCGCTAAGGGTACCGGAGAACCGCAGGCTCTTGTGGACGCAGTAAATGCTTCCAACAGCCTCTACATTACTGCCACGAAGCTGGCAGGTGGCNACGGTATTCTGGCAACAGTGACCCAACAGGCATTAACCGGTGGTCAGGATCCGATAGTGGATGGCGCAAGCTACAGCGCAGGACTTTCGGCAATAGAAGCTGTTGACTGGAATGTTCTGGCAGTGGATACTGATACTGACGATACAGCAACACATACTCTGGTACAAGNCTATATTGACCGGGTGAGAAATGAGGGCAAGAGAGTNCTGGGTGTAGTTGGCGAACCTACCAGCGTCCCTCTTACGACGAGGCTGACCAATGCTAGGGATTTCAATGACCCGGCAATCATCTATGTCGCCAACGGCTTCAAGGGTAGTGACGGTGTAATCAGGGAGGGTTATAAGGCCGCTGCAAGAGTGGCCGGCATGGTTGCATCTGCGCAAATCACAGAATCCTTAACTCACTATGTAGTGAGGGGAGCTACCGAACTGGTTGGAGCGCTGACCAATGCTGAAATTGAGCAAGCA